CTCGCTACTGCAACATGAAAGTCGTCATGTTTCTTGGCTACCGGATTATTTTTGTCGTTTGGAGTTGCTAGCACACCTTGGTTGTCGAAGACACTATTGAACACTAGGCCACAATTAGCATCGAAGCCGTCAAATTCGTCTAGACATAGGAATGAACCATTCCTAAACGCTCTAGCAACTGAGCCGTCAATAAATGTGCCGTCAAACGTCATTCTGCCGGTCATGTGTGATTCGGTCACTCCGGCGCTACCCTTGAGATATTCGTAGTTATCTTTGTCGGTACTAAAGCCTAGAGCATCAGCGCATTGTTCGATAAGAAATGATTTGCCGGTTCCACTTGGGCCACACAACCACACCCTCTTGAAATGCTTTAAGCATTCTAGAACGAATGGAAACTGCTTGTGTTTGAGGCCATCGGTCTTCTTAACTTCGACGTCGTTAATTTTGACGTACACCGGGTTCTGTAATTCCTTTAGTTTGTCGTCGATTAACTGATTCATCTTGGTTGTTTCCTCGGCAACACCTTGAATAAAAGTATCTCTGATACTCTCGGTTCGCTTGTAAATGTCGTCACCGAGTTTCTCTGCTACCTTGTCGGCTAGCATATCCTCTAGGCTCCCACTCGGCGCCGTCTGCGGTTGCGGTGTCGGTGTTGATGGTGGTGGTGGTGTTGAACCTCCCGGCGGTGTCGGTATCTTGTCGTCGGTTAAGAATGCAATAAGTTCGTATTGCTTAGCTGATTGCACCCAAGAACTAGGCCTGTTAAGTTGGCGACACTTAGTGATGGCTAGTGTTTTGATTCTGCTATGTTTCATCGAACTAAGTTCGGTTGCGGTATAGTTACCCATTTATAATCTCCTTGCCGACTCTCTCGGCGGTTTTGGTTGTTGGTTGTATTGTTTTATTATTTCTAGCATAGTCATTTACATTCCTATGCTAGAAATAATATTAAAGGCCTCTCGTCCAGAGTTCTATTAACGCGAAGAATAATCCAAGTGCTATCCATGCTACGAGTATCTTTAAGCCTTGTGTATTATTCTCAATTAATAGCCATTCTACAAAGTCCATAAATTGACCAATAGCATCAGCCATTGTTTCTATTATTTGATTAAATACTTTCATTATTTACCCTCACAATCTTTGCAAATGTCATAGTCTTCTGTGAATTTCATTTCTCGTTGATTAAATCCACCGCCACAATTATTACACATGTAATTCCTCGTATCACAGGCCGGACATCCATCATGGTGAAAGTGTAACGGCTCTTTGCATTCTAATATTCTACTCATTATTTACCCCATCCGCTTTTATCTTTTGTATCGACGACAACAATAGCATAGCCTTGGTATAATTCGGCTACCGCTTTTATGTGTCTAGTGGTAGTTTGTGAATACCATTTGTGCGCCTTAATTGTCTTCGATTTATGGTCTATTATCGCTACATCGGTTTCGTATGATGTTATTACATCATTCTGAACTTTTAGGTTGGGAATTATATTCCCATTGTGGTTTTTTATGTTGTCTATCATAGTTATTCTCCTATGGTTTGTTATTGGTTGTTCTAGCATTTAAAAAACAAATGTTTTAAATGCTAGATTTGGTCAAAGTTATATACCCATCTTAAAAATGGTCGGTCTTTAGTCCATGTATCGAGGACTATCAGTTGTTTTAAGTCCCTGTTGTTAATAAACCATCTACCGAGGACAAATTCAATTTTTGCGTCTTCTAGTTCAAAGCTAGAGCTTTGCCATTTTTCAAATTGCTCAATAAATAACCTACTCTCCATATCTGTCATATAATGGTCTGTTTCTTCGTCGTAATGATTCTCCCAATTAGCTCTTGCTATCTCCCTTAATAGGTCGGTGTTAAGGTTATTTTTTAGCGCCGTACTCGTCTCCATGTCTGTTGAAAAGCCGACGAGCTTTCTGTACCATGTATGGTCTCCATTTGTAATTTCAACAGAAACAACAGGGTGTTTCTCTTTGACATTGTAAAGATAATCCGACGGGTTATCGCTTTTAATGTTGGGTGTTATTACTGCTTCTATTCTATTCTTCATAGGGTGTTTACTCCATTTATGACGGCTATGGTTTTGGGTGTTCTTACTATTACACTCTATGCCGTCGTTATAGGGTGTTCTAGCATATTGTACTGGGTGTAATACTATGTATTACTCCCAAGGTTTTAGTTGCTCGGATAGGCCGTACTTTGCTCTATGCCGAGGGTATAGAAGCCTAGCTAGGAATCGAACCTAGCTACCCCAAAGGGGTAGAGCCGACTCTAGGCTTTGACCGGCTTTGCCGGTGTATTAGAACGCGCTGCGTTTATATAAACGCGTCCGGTGGAAGTTGGCCGTTTTCGTCGAGTAACGCCTTGAGTCCATCGTCGGCAATAAGCCAAGCTTCTTCGCGTTCTTCAGCTTCGCGCTTTTTAGTATATGCGCTCGTTGGAAAGTCAGCACGAAACTCTTGGTCGTATGCTAGAAGGGCTTGTTCTTCGCGCGGTGTGGGTGTGTCTATATTCGCGTGGGTGTCTGCGTTCTGGGTGTTTGGGTTTATGTCTATGATTGATAGCATGATTATCTCCATTCTACGCGTAAAGTGTTATCCTACGCGTTGTTAGTTGTTTGAAATCCGACTGAATCTGTCCGTCGGCGACCCTCAAACTTAACCATGAAACCCTAGCAAAACCTAGCAAAACTTGTATAACCGACGGCTATAGGGTGCAAACATAGCTAAGAATCGAGGGAAAACCGGCCAAGATATAAAGGTTCGCGCATTTACCGACGACAGACCGAACGCGAAACGCGAAGTCAACGCGAAACGCGTAGGGCAACCGAGAATTGACCGGGGTGTGCATACGTATAGTACGTCCCATACATTTTTTGCACAATTTTTTAGTATCTAAAAACATGTTTATTTGCACAGGGTGTAGCTAGGGAGTAGTCTGGGAGTAGTTTTTTATATCTAACAATATCAATACTTATATAGCCAAGCCATAGCCTTGCCATATTTTAAAAATGGCTTTGCCATAGCTTTGCTATAGCTTAGCTATAGCCTTGCCATACATATAGAAGTAGAAGTAGAAGTATATATTAATATATTATATATATAAACCTAAGGTTTATAAACCTCAGGTTGCAAACTCAACCATTTTTTTCTTTTATATACTGTAACATTATCGTTATATTTCAATCGGGGCAAAAAATTATTTTTTAACCAAAACAGGAGCGTATAATGGCTTACGAAGCAAAAGACAATACTTTCACTATGTTTAATAACGATAATAAAACAAGTGAGAACCAACCAGACTTTACAGGTCAGGGCAAAATCGGCGGAAAAGAAGTAAAAATTGCCGGTTGGAAGAAAACATCTGCTAATGGTAAGGACTATATATCTTACAAAGTAGAAGAAAAGGGAGCTTATATTGGCTAAACGCCTTAGAAAGCGTAAAAATAAAAGCGCTGCATGGACTAGAAAAGAAGGTCAAAACCCTAAGGGCGGTTTAAACGCTAAAGGGCGAGCTAGTTACAAAGCTCAGACAGGCGGAACTCTTAAAGCACCTGTAAAATCAGGTACGAATCCTCGCAGAGTCTCTTTTGCAGCGCGTTTTGCCGGAATGAAAGGCCCAATGAAAGATTCTAAAGGTAGACCAACAAGAAAAGCACTAGCATTAAAAGCTTGGGGCTTTGGCTCTGTTGAATCTGCTAGAAAATTTGCTAACAATAATAAGAAAAAGAGGTAATTATGCCAAAAGTAGGTAAGAAAAAGTTTCCATATACTAAAAAAGGAAAAGAAGCCGCGAAAAAAATGGCCAAAAAGACTGGTAAAAAAGTAAAAAGAGGTCGTTATTAAAAAATAATGTCGGATACTGCTAAAAAAAGAGACCCTGCAAAGTGGGCAAGAGCTAAAGCTAGAGCAAAAGCTAAAATGGGCGGAAAACATTCTGCTAGAGCAATGCAATTAGCTGTAAAATACTACAAAGACTCTGGTGGAACGTATTCTGGTAAAAAATCTTCAAGTAATAAACTTAAAAAATGGGGCGACCAAAAATGGGATTACGTTTCTAAGGGCGATAAAAAGAAACCTAAGGCAAAAAGGGGTCGTTATTTACCTAAAACAGTAAGAGAAAGCTTATCTCCGTCAGAAAAAGCAAGTACAAATCGTAAAAAACGAGTTGCAAATGCTAGAGCAAGAAGAAAAGCTAAATATAGTAAGTCTATAGCTCAAAAAGTCCGAAATGCTTAGTAATGAAAGTACAATGTCGAGGTAAAAGTTTTGACGTTTACACTCCAAATGAAGCAAAAAAGTTAAAAATTAAACCTATCGATAATTGGAGAGATGCCGAAGTCGGAGACTGGATACTTACTGCCGATAATAAAGTGATTCAATGCACAGGTCGCAAGGTTAAAAATTTTGCAAACACAAAAAAGCCTTATATTTTTATTAGAACAGGTTATGGAGAGCGCGGATGCCATAAAAAACACTACTACGCGCAAAAACAACACGATTGGGATTTAGATAACAGATATACAGGAGATTTAATCAAGGATGTTAGGCCGACTGCTAAACAAAAAACATTCGTTGATTTTTTATTTTTACATGGCGCAACAAATAAGCTTGGCATGTGGGATACAGAATCTGTTATTCTTGCTTATCAATCTGTTTATTCTGATAATAACCCGGAGCAAGCATTACGTCGCGGGCTTACTATTTTAAAAAGAAAGCATATTAGGGAGTATATATCTATGAACATGAGAGAAAAGCTAAGCGCATTAGGACTTGATGATGATTATGTTGCTGATAGATACAGAGATATTATCGAGAATACTGAAACTCCTGCTGCAACAAGATTAAATGCTTTAAATAGAGTTAGTGATATGCTTGGACATCTTACAAAAGAGAAAAAAGAAGAAAGCGTTGAAGGAGTATTCGCATTGTCTGATGGCGACATTAAAAAATTATCAAGTGTACGAAAAACTATTGCAGAAACATCATATGGGCCAAAGCAAAGAA